GTATCCTTCACGCAAAGGCGCCGTCTGGCGCTTATACTCTTCCCATACAGGCGCCTCTTGGCGCTCGTATTCTCCACGCAAAAGCGCCTCTTGGCGCTCGTATTCTCCACGCAAAGGCGCCATCTGGCGCTCGTATTTTTCACGAAAAAGCGCCTCTTGGCGCTCGTATTCTTTACGCAAAGGCGCCATCTGGCGCTTATACTCCTTTATTAGCGTAGTCGGCAGCAAGTTTGCTGCTGCCCAATTGAAAACAAATACGCCAGCGTATTGTTCGCAAAGCTCTGGCGTCACCTCGACGCCATCCGGAAACAGTTCTGCGAACTTATTACGCTGCGTTGCACAAGCGCGCTTAACGATCAACATATTCAGCGTTATCTTCATTGCCAATACTCCATCACACCATGCCGGAATGGCAGGTTTTATTGGAGACACTCAATAAACTCTTATCGAATGCCCCCTGTAAAACCTTTAGGAGCGTCCCTGCCCCTAATGGCCCGCTTCAATCAATCTTCAGACGGGGCATGCTTTTCAATCCATGCAGAGAATACCTTAGCGTCTGTAATGCCAATCTCCTTGATTAGGTCCTCAAGCTTGACACTTCCGATCCCAATACGCAGTGCCTTTGCTGCATCCTTCCGCCAGTCCTTGGCCTTCGCGTTAACCTTGGGCTGCACTAGGTAGATATCGCCTCGTTCGGGGCCATCCTTAGTAACGATTCCGTATCCAAGATAATCCTTACCTTCTACGGGTTCTTGTCCATAGCCGCTCTTTCCGATCTGACTCAATCGAGCCCGGATCGTGAGTAGACGGGGAGCCGCTGGCAGCTTTGTGCCTTGCGGCATCGTTTCGACAATGTAATCGAGAACATCACCACCGCTTACCTCCCCGTCAATCATGCGCTTACAGAGAGCATCGAGCGCTCCGCGCCCAGACTCGAACGAGTCGAAGGCTGCCACAATTTCGTTCCTGATGGCGCCCTTGGCGTTTATCTCCTCGCCCTTGGCGTTGACCTCCTCGCCCTTGGCGTTGACCTCCTCGCCCTTGGCGTTGACCTCCTCGCCCTTGGCAGGACCGACCGCTCCCTCACCACGTCCACGAACCGGGGCAGGGGCAGCAACGTCAGCGGCGGCTTGCTTGTTGGCTTTTGCGTTCATGTTCAACTCCACACTCTAGGTAATGCAGCCAAAGCGACTGCCGATAGGCTACTCTTGCGAATAGCCTACAACGCAATCAGACCCCTAATCCTAACACAATGACCCGCTCACTTCAACTTGAATACAGGCTTACTGTCAGGAAAATCACGGATAGAGCAATACCGCTCCCTCATGAACCCTTCAATAACCTTGAAGTCTTTCCCTGCCTTCCAATCGGCAAGAGCTAATGACACGCTCTTATACTTCCGTCCATATGCCGGATACAGTTCTACAACATGCATAAACAAACCCTCCAATAGTAGTGATAAAGCGCATAGGGCAATGCCCCTAGAATCAACATCCTAGAGAACGCAAACCGTATTGTTAAAGATCATCCTCGTTGCCCCTAGCAAGACTAGGCGAGGCCCTGCGTAATCGGTCGCGTCATCACGACGCTACCATCACCTACCTTGTCATCACGACAATGCATGCAATCCATTCTCCACATGCATGTAGGGCCTGCAATAGGTCGATAATGTCTTATTGATTAACTCATTGATATCCAACGAATTAAAGTTGATGCGATACCCGTTGACTAGTTGAACATTCCCGCGCCTTGCGCGCGCCCTGCGCAAGGTAAACGTATAGACATAACGGGACCGCTAGGCGCCTGCCCGCCGACTCAGCGGGGGGAATCCAGAGCGCAATCAATAGGTTAACCCCCGGGGGGTAGGGGGTACACCCTCTGTGCGGCCAACAGACCGGGGGCGGTGGACCCATCCGTATATACCATACTAACGTTAACAGATGAGCATATTCGCCATATATAAAAAAAATTATAAAAAAATTATTGACATTCCTCGATCCGGTGGTATAGTTGTTATATAGACCCATGAAGTGACCCGGCGAAATGGACCCATCGAGGACCTGTCAAGTAGCCAAAACGGCACCTCCCGGTTGACAATATAAAGCTTTCCTGCCTCCTCGGAGGCGGTATTTGTTCACCCTGAACGGAGACATTATGACCCCTGCCCAGCTATTGAACGGAGCTATACGCCCAGCCATTTCCACCTACCTTCCAATCAGAATGCTGAGTAAGGAAGCTGAGGTGATGTTGGTGACTATTGCTCTACAGGAATCCCGTATCAAGTATAGGCAGCAGCTTGGTGGACCTGCTCGTAGCTTCTGGCAATTCGAGCATGGGGGTGGATGTGTTGGTGTGTGTTCTCACCCGTCCTCTTCTTCGTACATGAAGGAAGTGATGCAGGCTCTTGGTTATTCGTTTGATAGCCATGTGCTTTATGATAAGATGATGGACAATGACATACTCGCTGCATGTGCAGCTAGGCTTCTATTGTGGACTGATCCTAAGTCGCTCCCTGCTGTTGGGCAGGTGGATGCAGCATGGGATACGTACAAGAGAATCTGGCGGCCGGGTAAGCCCCACCCAGAAACATGGGGTGAATTGTACAAGCAAGCGGTAGAGGTGTTGTAAATATAGACATCAAACAATTGGCATGTAGTTCAAAGGCAGAACGGGTGGCTGTTAACCACCGAATGCTGGTTCGAGTCCAGCCGTGCTAGCCAATAATGGTTCGTTAATTTAATGGCAAAATCCCTGTCTGTCTAACAGGAGTCGCGGGTTCGATTCCCGCACGAATCGCCAATAACAGTGTGTAGCTTAATGGTAAAGCTCGGGTTTTGGAAGCCTGAGACGGTGGTTCGATTCCATCCATACTGACCAATTAATGTTGGAGTAGTGTAATGGTAGCACATTGGTCTCCAAAACCACTAGTGAGGGTTCAAGTCCTTCCTCCTTCGCCAGACAACACGATCCCGCCCTCTGTGTGAATACGACGGGGTTCTAATTCTAAGGAAACACAATGAAGAAGACAACGCAAAATTCCTACGATACATTCAAGCCTGAAAGCTTTAAGCAGAAGATGGAAGCTGCCTTCAATCGCCCCAATCGTGACATCGCTTGTGATGAGATTGTGAATATTGGTGATAGAGAAGTAGGCAAGCTTGGTCAGCCGGTTAACCCAGAGAAAGAATAATGGCAACAGTTAAGATAGATAATGGACGCCCTAAGGGTGGCAAGACGGGAGGCGAAGGGTTGTATAAAAACTTCGAGGCTGTATGCCGTCGCAATAGCGAGCGTGCCCTCATCGTAGTATTAGACATCCTTGGTAATGAAGAGGCAGACCCTAAGCTTCGCTTACAGGCCGCAGATACGATTATGAATCGTGCATGGGGTAAGCCCAAGCAGCAGGTGGAAGCCACCGTTGAGCACAAGATTGAAGGTATTGCAGATGCACTGGCGACAGTAGTGTCTCGAATCAAGAAGGAAGAAGAAAGAGCACGTGGCGAATAAGTATCAAGAGCTAATCAAGTATCTGGGCGAATACGCTCACGATCCTCTTGGCTTTGTACGCATCGCCTTTCCTTGGGGAGAGGGCGGGCTTGAAGGATATGAAGGGCCTGACGAATGGCAATCCGATGTGCTAACCACCATCGGCAATGAGCTAAAGGCAGGGAAGCATCTTACGTCTGCGATACGCTACGCCGTATCATCTGGTAATGGTGTTGGTAAGTCGTCCCTCGTGGCATGGCTGATTCTTTGGGCTATGACCACGTACCCAGAAACTCGCGGCACTGTAACTGCGGGTACGGAAACGCAGCTCCTTACTAAGACATGGCCCGAACTTACGAAGTGGTATTACCTGTTCGTAGGACAGGAGCTATTCCAGATTACAGCTACCGCACTATACTCCCGTGATCCGAAGAGAGAAAAGAACTGGCGTATCGACGCTGTGCCGTGGAGCGAAACCCGCCCTGAATCGTCAGCGGGACTTCACAATCAAGGCAAGCGCCTATTGCTGGTGTTTGACGAAGCTTCTCAGATTCCAGAGATTATCTGGAACACGGCGGAAGGTGCATTAACAGACGACAACACTGAGATTATTTGGTGTGCGTTTGGAAACCCCACCCGTCCTGATGGTATGTTCTTTGATTGTTTCCACGGCGATAGACGCCATCGCTGGAACACGAAGAAGGTGGATAGTAGAACAGTTAAGATAAGTAATAAGGGCCAGCTACAGCAGTGGCTAGAAGACTATGGTGAGGATGACGACAGGTTTCGTGTCCGTGTGCGTGGTGAGTTTCCCCGTAACTCCATTGATATGTTCTTCTCTCCTGAGCTTATTGATGACAGCATGAATCGTCGCATTGAGCCAGCGAGATGGAGTCAGTTTCCTCCGGTGTTTGGTGTTGACGTAGCAGGTGGTAGAGACAAGAGCGTCATTGCTATTAGGCAAGGCGACTACATTCATAGAATACTTTCATGGAGAGGTATAGATGAATTTGACTTCTATGGCCACATCATTGAGACCTATCGTAAGATGGGAAACAAAGGAATTATCTGCGTAGACGGTGACGGTATAGGTAGTCCTATTGTAGCGTTCCTTCAACGACAGGGTATGCCTGTAGTGGATATTCATGGAAACGAAAAAGCTCTTGATCCTCGTATGTATTTCAATCGTCGTGCTGAGCTGTTTGGTACTGTTCGTGACTGGATGTATCAGGGCGGCGCGCTTCCGCAGGATTCAGACCTTAAGAAGCAGATGAAGATTATTGAGAGTAGCTACACTCCCAAGGGGCAGATTAAGATTATGCCCAAGCACGAGATAAGAAAGCAATTAGAGGGCGACTCGCCCGACGAACTTGACGCTATTGCGTACACGTTCGCAGACAGCCTACAGGCTACAATCGCACGCGACGTTAGGTCCCGTCCAGTAAGGAGCGTCCTTTGGTACTAGCAACTGAGATTCAATTTAAGCCAGCCAATGTAATCGAACGCGAGGAGCAGGAGGCACTCACCCCTGCCACTACCTTTACTGTACGTAAGGGTCTCGCTGACATTATCATGAACACATGGGAAACCAACCGTAGATATAAGACGGAGGTTACAGAGCGGATGCTATATTGTCTCCGCTCAAGAAAGGGTGAGTATAGCCCAGAGGAACAGGGCGCTATTCTGAATGGCGGCGGCGCCATGAATCCTGTGTACATGAAGCTAACAGGTACTAAGTGCCGTGCTGCTTCTGCATGGATTAGAGACATGATGCTACCTGCTGATAGTGACTACCCGTTCACTATTATGCCTACCCCTGAACCGGATATTAATCCAGAACAGAAGACGCTCATTACACAGACAGCTGTAACCAAGGCTGCCCAGCTTATGTCTCAGGGACAGCAGATGACCCCTGAAGAAGTTATAATGTACAAGCAGGCATTCTACGATGAGACGCTTGCAATGATTCAGCAGGTGGCAGACGCCTCTGCTAAGAATATGGAAAATCGCATCAAGGATAAGATGGCGGAAGGTGATTGGGTTAAGGCACTAGAAGAATTCATTGAAGCCTTCGTAACCTATCCCGTCGCTATCCTAAAGGGTCCATACTACGAATATAGGAAGACTTTGAAGTGGAAGGCAGGTAAGCCTACAACCACTATGGAACCAACCCTGATGTGGCAGAACCGCCCCTGCTTTGACATCTACCCCTCCCCTTATACAGATACTCTACAGAAGGGTAACTTCATCGACAAGCTTAACCTGTCTAGAGCCCAGCTGTTTAATATGATTGGGTTGGACGGGTATAACGAAGATGAAATTAGAGCAGTTATTGCTGACAAGGATGCAGGTAATCTAGTTGGGTGGGCATGGGAAGAGTCAGCGCGAGAGCAGCTTGAGAACTCCTCCTATTGGATGCACGATGATTTAGAAGATACTGTAGATGCTCTCCATTTCTGGGGAGCTGTGCCGGGCAAAGACCTCAAAGAGTGGGGTGTTACTGCCGCAGAAGATGACGAACGTTATTACGAAATCGATGCCATCTTGATTGGCAACCACGTTATCCGTGCTGTAATCAACGACGACCCGCTAGGCGCACGCCCATATCATTCAGCAAGCTGGGATGCAGTGCCGGGAAGTTTTTACGGTGTTGCGTTGCCAGAGCAGATGGAAGAACATCAGCGTATTGTTAACACAGCAGCTCGTGGCATTGTGGAAAACATGGCCCTGACATCGGGCGCACAGGTTATTGTTGACGTAGCGTCGCTCGCTCCCGGCGAAGATGTCACGAACATACAGCCCAAGAAGATTTGGCAGGTAAGACCTCCAGCTATGGGTACCCCCGCCTTCTCAAAACCTATTGACTTCTTTATCCCACCGTCTGTTTCAGGCGAGCTTATGGAGATATTGGAAAGGTTTGAGAATAAAGCGGATGATGTCACCAATGTCCCACGCTATTCTTACGGGAATGAGAAGATTAGCGGCGCAGGTAGTACGGCCACAGGATTAGGTATGCTTATGCAGAGTGCCGCTAAAGGCATTCGACGTGCTCTTGCACAGATTGACGCATACGTTCTCCGTCCCACTGTATACCAGACGTTCGTTAAACTTATGCTCTATGATCCAGACCCTATGATTAAAGGCGATGTGAAGATTATAGCTAAGGGCTCAACAGCTCTTCTTATTAAAGAGAACGAACAACAGCGCATGCTGGCATTCCTTCGTGAGCTTGGTCCTTATGTTGGACCTAATACAATCACTGCACTTGCTGCACAGATTGGTAAGCTCATGGACCTTAACATCGGGAAGGAACTTAAGGCAGATGCAATGGCTAGACAGCAGGCTATGGAAGCCGCTAATGCACAAGCACGTGGTGAAGCCACTGCCGATAGTGTTGCAGCACAGGCTCAACAAAATTCTGCTGAAAGCCAGTCTCAAGCGCAAGCGAGTATGGTACAATAATGGAAAGACTGACCGAATTACAGACCTCTGGTATCAGAGGTTTGCATTCTGACCCTCGATTTATAAACATGATCGAGTGGATTAAAACAAGCTTAACGCAAGAGGACGCCAAGCTCCGGTACATTAGCGAAGAAGCGCAGCTTCGCATTGCACAAGGAAGGGCACAAACCCTTGCAGCGATACTTCAATCATTTGAAGACGCAAAAAATACAGTCGGATCGGCTAAGCGCAGCTAAGAACGACAACAGGTTTAAGAATAGCTCCTGCCAAAAGTTATCACCTTGAAGCCCGTAGTGCTTAGCACAAGTCGGATCGAGTAATGGAGAGAAAATGCAGCACATTCCAAATCAAGTTAGACACGCAGCAGAACGAGCAGCACAGCTACAAGCAGAATTCAGCAATAAGAGTTCGGACGAGACAGCAGTCGATGAGACCCCTTCCGTTGATGAACAACCTATTGTACCAACGATCAATTGGGAACACAAGTACCAGACAGTCAATGGTATGCTACGAGCTGAGAGCGAACGTTATAAGAAACTGAACACAGAGTTTGAAACGTATAAGAAGACTACTGACGCCACCGTCGCAGAGCTTAACAAGCAGCTTCGGGAACTTAAGCGGGCGAAGGAGGATTTACTTACGGACGAAGATTTAGGGCTGGACGCAGAGACTATCAAGGGGTTCGACCCAGATAGTATTGAGCTGATCCGCCGCTCTACTAAGGCAGCCTACAAGGCAGCCGTCGCTAAGATTCGCGCACAAGAAGACGCGGAGCCGATGGTAGCTAGTAAGCCTCAGCCTGTAGTGGAGGATGATTCGTTACACAAGCAACGTGAACAGTTGTTTTATCAGGAACTAGGAGAGACCGTTCCGGACTTTATTGAAGTTAACAAGGAGCAAGGGTTCCTTGCATGGCTCGGTGAACGAGATGACTTCGGTATTGTACGTGACGACCACCTACAACGCGCCGCCGCTGACCTTGATGCATCTAGAGTTGCCGCTATTTTCAACGCCTATAAAGCTTCTCAGAGAAAGAAGCCTACGGTGCAACCTTCTGGCACGGCGAAACCGCCGAGCACAGGTCCAGTGGCGCCCTCAAATCTTACCGCATCAGGCTATAAACAGCTAGTATCTGAAGTAGCACGCGGGACAAGACCACGGACGCCTCAAGTTAAGAAACTACTTGAGCAGTACGAGGCAGCATATAACGCCGGTACGCTCTTACCATAAAGGAGATAAATTATGGCCGTGACCCCACGCGCATCTGGCTACGTTGATTACGCCAGCAATAGCACCAGCAAGTTCATTCCTAACCTATAAACTTTGGGAATGTAAAACCTTTTCTAAAAAACTGGAAGCGGATTTAGGATGCCGTAACCAGAGGGAACACGATAAACCAATCACGCAGTTCGTTATCGGGAGGTAACATGAAGCGATTAAGTTGGAAGTATATTGCAGGACTTATAGATGGAGAGGGATGTATTGATGTTCAGATTAGTTATGGAACATATGTACGTCCGCGAGTAAGAATAGCAATGGCGGATAACGCCAGATTTATTCTAGAGATGTTGCACACTAACTTTGGTGGATTCATTTCACGAAGGGAACGTGAGCAGAAGAACCCAAACTGGCAGAATGCATCTAGTTGGGAATTAGTTGGATATCACAATGTATGTCCATTTCTGCGAAACATTACCAACCATCTATATATCAAGAAAGAACAAGCTCGCCTCATCCTGTGGATGGAGGAAAATTTAAAGGGCAAGCAGGTCTCCGAAGAAGTGAGACAGTGCGTCCGGCAGGAGCTGACCGCAATGAAGCGTGACCCGCACAGACTAAGTGAAAAGGCGCAAGAGAACATCTTGCGATGCGATAGTCGGATTATTCAAATTGAATAATGGGAAGTATGGAGTGGCAAGCTAATTGAAAAGTTCAACTAATAGGACTTAGATAAATTTCTTCTAAATAACTGGAACCGCGAGGAACCAGAGGGAACTGAAGAAAACATAAACAGGCTCATAGGAGCAAAGATGATTTCTGAAAAGTATGTTGCAGGTCTGATTGATTCAGACGGTAGTATTCATTTCTCTAGTATTAATGACAATTGGAAGCCTACATTGGTAATTACAATATGTCAGAAACAATCACAATCCACTGTACTATACGACATGAAAGAATTATTTGGTGGTCGTATATACGTTAAGGTTGTGAAGGAATCCTCATACATTTATTACACATTGATCGGTAAGGCAGCTAAAGCATTACTATCAAGGGTTGTTAAGTATATGGTGATTAAGCGCACCTACTCATTGTGGTGCTTAGAAATGACTACACTTCCTGTCAAGAATAAAGATGAGTTTCGTGATCGAGTTAAGGAAGCAAGAAAAACTCAATCACTCCCACTACCAAACTTTCCTACTAGGAAATGGTTGGCTGGATATTTCGATGGAGACGGCTGTATATCAGTGTCGAAGGTAAATCCAACAACAGGGAACGCTCATCTAGTAGTTACCATTGCAGCGCATAATGATGATCTAGCAGGATTATCAATCATCCATAAGAACTTCGGAGGCTATCTATATCCGATTGCTAATGGGAGATGCACTCAATGGAGACTAACTGAGATACATCAGATTGAAAAGTTTATTGAATACTTCTGTAAGCATTCGATAATCAAACACACGCAATTATACTTGGCGCTTAATTACATACGCTCTAAACATATTACAGGAGAGCAATTAAAAATGGAATTAAGCAAGCTAAAAACAGACCCGCAGAGACTAAATGAAGAGACACCTTAACGGGTGAAGTGATAGTCCGGCCTAGTTAATTATACTAGGTTGTTATGACTCTACCGTTTTCAGTAAGATTTGCTCTACTGATTATCAGGGTGAGATTCGCGGCATGGGTGATAACATCATCATCCGCACTGTTCCTGATGTCACCGTTGTTGACTATCAGGTTGGTACGCAGTTCTCGGTAAGCGACTTCCAGACTCCGGTCTCCAGCGCCATCGAGCTGCCCATCAATAAGGCAAAGGCTGCGCTGTGGCGCACCGAAACTGTTGACATCTATCAGTCGGACCTCGACCTTGCGTCGATCTTCGCTGACGAGACCTCACAGCGTTTGCAGATTGCTATGGATAGCGACCTTCTGGCCGACCTTCCTGCGCAGATCACCGTCAACCAAGGCGCTACCGCTGGACGTAAGTCTGGTAACGTGGACCTCGGTACGAACGCAGCGCCTATCGGTCTCACGGAAGACAACATCACCAAGAAGATTCTGAATCTTGGCCGTGTCCTCGACGAACAGAACGTGCCTAATACCGGCCGCTGGATTGTGATGCCTGCTTGGGGCATCGAGCTGATGAAGAACTCGCTTCTGCGTGATGCTTCCGTCAGTGGCGACAGCACCTCGATGCTGCGCACTGGTCTCGTTGGTCAGTTTGACCGCTTCATGGTTTACCAGTCGAACGTGCTTGACATCGTTGATGCAGCCACCGACTACTGGAACATCATGGCTGGTCATTCGGCTGGCCTTGCATGGGCTTCACAGATCACTGAGCTTACCGTTGATAGCAACCCGTTTGCGTTCGGCCAGCTGCTCAAGTCTCTGTGTGTCTATGGCTTCAAGGTTGTTGAGCCGAAGTACCTTGCACTGCTTCGTGCATACGAAGACCTGAGCTAATAGGAGAGTATTATGAACTTTGGAGACGTTAGCAAGATTAAGAGCATGAGCCCAAACTCTAGCTCGACTAACTACGGGAAGTCTGCTGGTGGCAAGAGTTCGAGCGGTGGTATTACTACTAATACCATGCCGGTCGAGTCAGTCGCTAAGAAGTCCTAATTACGACTAGGTATGAACATTGGGGGCTATGGCCCCCTTTGTTCTTTGAGGAGATAGAAAATGGCAATTGCAGCTAGTGTAATTACCGATGAATGCAGCAACCTCCTGTACGACGAAACTGGTGTTCGTTGGCCAGAAGCCGAGCTACTGGACTACCTGAATGCAGGTATTACAGCGGTGCTCGTATATAAGCCAGATGCCTACGTTGTAGACAGTACAGTTCAGCTAGCCACTGGTAGTCGTCAGACTATTCCGGCAGATGGTGTTGAGTTCCTCGAAATGATTAACAACGCAGGTTCGGGCGGTGCAACCCCCGGGCGTGCTATCAGAAAGGTGGATCGCAACCACCTAGATCACATGACTCCAGACTGGCATACGACCACAGGCAGTCAGGTGCTTCATTATACATTTGACCCTCGCAACCCGAAGGTGTTTTACATTTACCCACATGTGTCTACCACATGGTATGCACGTATCAACTACACAGGCATTCCGGATCGCCTGACGGCGACATCAGAAGATGTACCGATTAGCGAAATCTATCAGACTCCGCTGGTTAATTGGGTAATGGCCTATGCTCACGCTAAGAATTTCAAGGCCGGCGATGCTAACAGATCGAACATGTACCTGTCCCGCTTCAACGACTTCTTCGGAGTTAAGACCACGACTCAGGCGGCGTTCTTGCCGACCAATCCTGACGCGGAGATGACTGATGGCTGATATTTCCCTACTACATCCAATGGTTCGGGTTAATGCTCAGTATTGTCCGGACTTCACCATCAATCATGCGCTTAATCGTGCGGCTCGTGAGTTTTGTGACGAGACTTATTTCCTGAAGCATACGATTACTCAGGCTATTACCAACACAACTTCTCACTATGATCTATCAGATGGACTGGATGAAGAGGAAATTATCGCGGTAAAGAATGTGCAGTTTAGAGGAGTC